TCCCCGGTCTTGAGCAAATGGTCCAGGTTGATGTCCGCCAGCGCGGCATCCACCGTGGCGTTGATCTCCGCCACCGCATCCGCCGCCAGGGCGTCCGCGTCCAGCGCGTCGGTGGCAATCACTGTGGCGGTGATCACCCCGGCGTCCATCGCCATTACGTCCGCCAGAACGTTGGACCCGTCAAAAGTCAAAGAATCGGTTTTGGCTTTGATCGCATCGACCACCGTGTCGATTGCCGCAAATCCGGTGGCGCCGCTGGCCAGGGCGTAGGTGTCGCCGGTCTGTGCGGTGTGGCCGTTGATGTTGTCCAGGTACCCGGCCCGGGCTGCGGTCAGGCGGGCAACGAGAGTATCAACGTCTGCCGGCAGATTGGCGGCCCCCAGTTCGGCCAGGCGGGCCTCGGTGCAGACGGATGCTAGCGCCACGTTTGCGGTGATCCGGTTGAGAATTGTATCCAAGTCCAGCCCGCCGGCATCGCTGATCGGCAATCCGCCGGCGGCGTCCGCGGCGGCGTTCGGCAGGGCAGTCAGACCGAGGCGGACCGTATCATCCGGATCGAAAGCCACCACCTGCACGGAATCGCCTGGCGTTTCCGCGGTCGCCGTGGATTTGTAGCGCGTCTCAATCACGTCCCCGGCGGTGGCCACGGCGGTTTGCGTCAGGTCCGCGTAGTAGCGCCCGTTTCCAATCGCATTTAGCGTCCCGATCCCCGTATTCGTCCAGCTGCCGCCGTTGGTGCTAATTTGTGGCTGGCCGCTCGCTTCCCCGGTTTCCGCGGTTATTCCGTCGGTAGCGTCCCGGCAATCAAAATAGACGCGCCGTTTTGCAGCGGTGGCTTGGTTCGCTTTGACCAGTCGCATTATGCGTTTCTCCGCTTGCGGTGGACGATCTGATTTTGAAAGAACCAGGGCGATACACTTGGCGCCCCACCAAGATCCTCCGCCTCCCAGTCGTGATTGATGAATCGGTGGTCGAAACCTTGTTTACGCCGTTCCAGTCAGCATCGAGATCACTGCCGTCAACCGTCAGTTTCAGTTCGTCCGGAAACGAATCTACGATGCTGCCTTGGGAATCAAGAAGTGTCGCACTGCCAGAAACTACTTTGTAAACGTAGACCGCGTGAGTGTTGTTTCGGAACCGTGCCGTATAGTACGTCTCCGCAGACGACGAAAATCTTGCCGCAGGCCCCGATTGCTGATAGCTGGATACCGCATGAAGATCAGCCAAGGCGTACATATCGGAGGAACTAACATCCGCCTCGGCACGAGCAGAACCACTGTATCCGACGCATTGATTGCTTACGACCGACCAAGTGCCAGACACTTCGGTCCAGGTTTGGTCCGGTCCGAGGGTTCCGCTATCGGATTTATTAAACGATTCCGTCAGGGTCGTTGTGGGTTCCAGTGGACCGATGATGTCGTCGCGCAAATCAGGTGGTACGAACTGCTCCCACTCCGTGTTGTCCAGGCCGTATTTGCGAAGCATGCCGCCGAGTATTTTCCGGGCCTGGTCTGCCGTTCTGCGATCCGCGACAACATCAGACCAATAATCTGCGATCGCCCGCCGGTTCATGTCCGCAACCACGGGAAAATGCGGATCCCTCGAATCAAACGAGCGTGCGTAGACTTTTTTTCCAACTACCAGTCGCAATCCCCTGCGTCCAGGCATTAACGGCCTGGGGCCTGCATCACCGGAGGGGTCGGCTTGTGCGGTAAATAGATCGACCAGCAACTCCTTCAAATTTGTGCCCTCAAGACGTCGCCCCGTAGCGGCCTGTAACGTTGTGAGCAGTCGCTCCGTAGTTGCTATTTCGCTCCAATCGCCGCTCCCCAGCAGGTCATAGGATGCGTCGGCTATCAGCCCCTCACCGACAAATAAACCATACCCCGGCGTTCCGCCTCTCCGGGCCTGCAACGGGAGCGGTCGCAGGTCCAGTGCAGAATATTCTCTTGGAGGGTGCCATTGTTCGCCGTCATCGTCGGCGTCCAATGCTCCCCATTTCCAAGGGCCGAGATAGTAGTGCGTGGCCATAGTCGCCTGAATTCTGCGCCCCACACAAAAACACCCGGCGCACCGGCGCCGGGTGGAAATAAACCTACGAAAATCGATTAGCCAAAGAGACGGTTCAGTTCCACCACCAGCCGGGCCAAGGCCTCCAGGTCCGGGTCCGGCATCAGCCACAGCAGCCGAAACCCCGGATCCCCGGGCGCCACCAGGTGGGGGCGCCCCTTGGCGGCCCGGGCGCTGGCCTGCACCAGCTTGACCAGGTGCCGCCGGTGCCGTTTGTGGTCCGGCTCATTCTCCTTCGGGACCTGGACCGCCTCCGCGGATCGGATCCCCATCGTTAGCAGCCGGTGCCGGAAGGCCAGCCGCTGCTCCGGCGTCAGCTGATAGATCCGCACCAGCCCGCCCACTTCGGGGATCTTGGCCTCAATAAATCGTGGTACATCGCCCGGCAGCGGTTCGATCGCCAGCGCCGGCGCGCCGGCGTCCAGCGTGGTGTCGGTTTTCGCTTTTGCTTCGCTCATAGTTTCGGGTTCCTGATTTTGATTTGACGGTGAAAAGCGCCGCCGCGTTAGCTGCGGGTAATATCGGAGGTTCGAAGGATCGTCACCGATCGCTTGTAGGCCCCGGAGGGCTCCAGGGTTTCCGGGCCCAGGTTGACCACCTTGCCGCTAAATTCGTCGGTGATGGGCGTATCGTGCGGAGTCACAATCTGGAAGTCATATTCCGCGTTCGCATCGAAGGCGGTATCCAAGTTCTCGTGTTCAGTGTCGTCCGGCTCCCAGTGCTGGACCAGCTCCATTCGGCTGACGCCTTCGATTCCGGTCAGCGGCACGTCCAGCGTATCGCCTAATACCTTGGCGTCGATCTCTTCGCGCGTCCGGTTGGGGGGCGTGATCTGCTCCACCAAGGTGTGGGCGACGAATACGCCATCAGATGCGATGTCAGTTTTCAAGATCGTTCCAAGCGCAATATGTTTAGTGGCCATGGTGGCGGTATCCCCTCGAAAAAGTCCGGTTAGCTCCCGGGCACGTAGCCCACAATTTCCATTTCCAGCGCCGAGTACTCCAGCGCTTCGTCCGCCATCAGCCCCCGCGGGACGTAATCGTCGGTCCGGTCATAAACGAAAATCCCCTGCACCGTCCCGTCCCCCACCGCGCCCCGGTGGGCGTGCAGGGCCAGCACCGCATCGGCCAAAGCCATGGCTTCGTCGCCGTCTTTGCTGATCCCTTCCACGTCGAAGGATTGCCGAAAGGGGACCGCCCCGGATCCGGCGGCCATGTCGATCGTGTCCGCGTGCTGGATACTGCGGCGGGCGAACCACAAATAGGCGCCCCCGTACTGTTCGGGCGCCCGGTTCTGGTGGCAGCGCGTCCCCACCAGGTCGGAAATGTCCGATTGGGCCTCAAACAGCGTTTTCAGATCAGGACCCAGCGCCACTGGCCGCCGCCTCCTTCATTACTTCCAAAGTTAACTTGACGCCAAACTGCCGGACCCCTTCCGCCTCGCTGGCGGCCGCGGCGGCCCGCACAAAATGATCACCGCGGCGGCCCGGGTGGTGCACCTCGGTGGCATAGACCGTTTTCCCGCCCGCCTGGAAGACCAGCCGCCTGGCGGCCCGGGGCCGGATGGCGTGCGGCTTTACGTCCTCCTCCACCAGGTGCAGCGGTGTCAGTTCCCCGCGGCCGCTGATACCTCCGGTACGCTTAATCTTGGTTTTCGCTTTGTCAAACCGCTTCGTCTTTTCCTGGCCGATCACCACCAGCACCGATCCGCTGTAGCGCCGCATGACCAGAGCCAGGCTGCGCGACAATAGGCGGTTGGCCTTGGGCGCCCGCCGCCGGGCCGCCTTCAAAAAAGGCGCCCCGGCCGCCCGCACCGCCTTGGGGAGAATCCGCTTTTGCGTCTTTCTCTCCAGCCCGTTCAGGACCGCCACCGCGTGGTTGACTCCGGCCACGCGTATCCCGGTTTTCCCGCCAATGTCCGCCATGCCGGTCCCCGTCCGATATTCGGCCCTTACACTTCCTCCTTGCACAACAGCACCAGTTGCCGGTGGCGGTGCTCCGGATCGGCCACGTGGCCGATGTGCAAGATCCGTTCGTCCCGCTTGGTCTGCAAACGGTGCTGGGGGGTGACCCCGGCGCGGTAGCGGATTTGCACCCGGTGCGTGGCCTCGGCGTAGAGCTTGTTCGCCGCCTCCAACTCCGTCCCGCTGAGCGTCTCGAGGCTGCCCCAGATCGTGGCCTCCGTATCCCAGTTGTCCTCGGAGTTGTCCCGCTGCCCCCGGTCGGTAGTGGTCCCATCTTGCGCTTGCAGGTAGTAGCGCACGCGCAGTTTGCCGGCGCGTGTATTTTGCTTGGCCATCAGTCCAGCAGGGCGTCCCGCGCCTTGTCCAAGTGGTTCTTGACCTGATCGGGCCGGCCGCCGGCCAGCTCGTCCACCCCGTCCAGCGCGTGCCGCAGCGCGCGGTGGCCGTGCGTGGCGTGGGCGTTCAATTCGCCCAGAATCTCGGTCTGTTTTTCGCTTTGTTCCTGGATGCAGTCCGTTAGCTTGATCTGTGACTCCAGCCACTCTTTACAGTTGGGGCCCAGCGTGCGGAAGATCGTGCGCAGGGCGTACCAGCCGCCCAACAAGAGGCCGCAGACCAGGGCAATCGGGAATCCCAGGGTTGCGATAAAATGCTCGATTTGCTGCATCAGTTCTACGTCCACTTCCGCCCCTTATCCGTAGCTCACAAAATCGTCGTATCGCAGCTGCTCGATCAGCCGCTCCGCCCCGATCGGGATGACGCGCAGGCTGCCCTCGATCGTCTCCTCCCGGTTCTCGTTGAGATGCCCCAGAATCAGCCGGATCGCTTGACGGGCCACCTCGTCCACGTCTTTGGGATTGCTCCCGTAGCCGCAGGTAAACTGCACCGCCACTGCCCGTGGCTGCGTGCGGGTGGCCGGCCAGGTGGTCCCGTAGACCGGGCAAAACCAGCCCGGCGCGTCGTAGATGTCCACCTGGTAGGCGGCGGCAATATCCGTATCGTCCTGGGTCTGCTCATCGCCGGCGGTGTCGGTGTAGCGCACTTCGTCCACACTGACCAGCGGCGCCCAGGGCAACAGCAGCGGATCGGCGCCGGAGGGGAAAGCGTCCAGGTGGATTTCCCGCACCGCCTGGACTAACTGCCGGTGGCTTTGCTGTTGGACATAGCCAATCGCCGCCTTCAAGTAGCCGGCCACGGTCCGCTTTTCGTCCTCGTCATCTTCCTCGATCCGAAGATGGTTGCAGGCCTCGGTGATCGTGAGCGCATCCTTGGCCGGAGGCGTTACGATCCGATCGGCATAGGGGCTTATCGTGCTCATCGGATCCCCGCGGGGCGTTAGCAAAAAACACCAGCGCGCGGCCCAAAAGGACCGCGCACCGATGCGCGCGGACAGCGTATCGCTAGGCGGTGCCGCCCACCGGGGCGTAGTGGCGCTCGCTGGCGCCCACGTCGGCCGATTGGGTAACCGGCATCTCTTTGGCGCGGTATTGCAGCGCCAGGGCGGAGGCCACCACCGCGTTGGCGGTCCCACGGTCCACCACCACCCGGACGTAGCGTTTCTCCGGCCGGATGATGTCCGAGATAAAGACCTGGTCGTCATCATCATCGGCCACCGTGATGGAACTCCCGGCCACGTCCTCGGCGTCGGACAGGTCCGATTCGTCCCCCTGCTGCACCTTCACACTGGTGACCGCATTGGCGGTGATGGCGCCAAAGGTGACCGCGAACGCCACCGCTTCGAACCCCGCCATGTCCTGTATATCGCCGCTGACGTCGGTCGTCCCGGCGGCGCCCTCGGTGGCGTTGATCGCCAGGCTAACTTTTACTTCTTCCGTTAGTGCGTGCATCGTATTAGGTCCTGGATTGCGTGTTGCGTGTTGGTCGTAAGTCCCGGCCTAGCTGCCGGCCACGTCCTCCGGCGGCGCCGGTTTCGGTTTCGGTTTTGGTTTCGGCGCGTCGAGCACCTCCAGCAGCCCCAGCTCCTGGTGAGCCGCGGCTATCGCCGCCGGCATCGTGGCCAGATCGCCCGGCCGGCCGATTCCGGTGTGGGCCACCAACAGGCGGACCTGCACGTGGCCGGCCGGCGGTTTGCTTTGTTTGGCCATCCTCTTCCTTTCTGATGGTTTCTTTTGTCGGCGGATGGTTTCCCTTGTCGGCGGTTAGCTGGCCTTCTGGATCAGGTATTTCACCGGGCAGCTGGCGGCCGCGGAGGGCCGCAGCAGGTTCCCGTCGTATTCCCCGTAGCCGATGAAACCCAGTTGGTCCGCTTCGGCAAACCGTTCCACCAGCCGTTTGATGCGGATCGATCCCACCCGGCGGATCTTGTACTTCGCCAGATCGCCAAACAACATCGTCTTATCGCTGGCGGTGACGGTGCTGCACATATTCTGATTAATGTAGAACCGGCGGCCGTCGATCGTATCCGGCAGCCCGTCCCGGGCGTTGGATTGCCAGATGTACTGGCTCGCCCCGTCCTGGATCAGGCGGACCTTTTCCAGCACCGCGTCGTGAAACATCCAAGAAGCGTTCGGCCTCAGCGCCGGATCGATCGAATGGATCAGCCCGGCCATATCGGCCCAGACGATCGCCGTTGTGGCCGCGGCGGTCTGGCCGGCGGCCGCCCGGGTGACGGCGCCCCGGATCTTGTCCGCCCCGGTCGTGGTTTCGGCGCCCAGCTTGCGGCCGATCCGGACCCCGATCGCCTGGCCAATGAGCTGCTCCAGGTTGATGAAGGCGTCCCGGGTCAGCCGGAAGGGCACTTTCACAAACTTGCTGTGGATCTGGTGAGCGGAAAACGTCACCGCCTCGAAGGCCGGATCCGCGGTGTTGGCCGATTCGTCCTGGTTTTCGTCGGTATAGGCCCCGCTGTTGGCGGTGTCATCGACGATCGGCCAGGGCATCGGCTCCCCGGTCGTGGTGGTGATCACATCGGCCGCCTGCATCATCCCGGCGTAGGCCAGCTGCGCCTGCTCGATCTCCCGCAGCACCGTCACCGGGACGACAAACCCGCCGCTGGCCCCGATCCCGCTGGTGAGGGCCCGCTGCTGGAACCAGTCCTCCACCGTGCGGCGGCGCAGCCGGTCGTGGCTGTCCTGGGTCCGGCGCTGCATCTCGCGGAAGTCCTCGGTGGGCAACAGCGGGACCGACAGGCCGGGGGAATCGGCGTTAAAGCGCAGATCGGTCACCGCCTGGTGGTGCTCATCGCTGAGCAGTACGTCCACCCCGTCCACCGCGCGGGTGGCCCAGACCTGGAAGGCCAGCGAACAGTTCCGGCGGTGGGTCTGCATGGCGGCCGCCTGGCTCCGGTCCTCGGCGCCGGCCTGCCGGTAGGTGGTCCCCGGCTCCAGCGGGTGGACCGGATCGTCCAGTTGCGGCCGGTCGCTCGCGCCGCGCTCGAGCCACTCGCCGGCGGCGGCGGCCCGGGCGGCCACGTCCGCCTGCTGCTGGGCGTCCTCGATGGCGGCCAGCGTCTCGTCGTACTCCCGGTTGATCGTGGTCCAGGTGGTTTCGGTGTCGTCCGGCCAGAGATCCTGGCCGGCGGCCCGCCGCTCGTTGTATTCGGCGGCCATCCGCTGGATCTGGTTGGCCAGCTCGGCGGCGCGCTCGCGGAGTTCCTGTAGCGTCATCGTTTCGGGCTCCCTGAAAATGTCCAAGAGAAAACGGCGGCCGGCAATGGTGCCGCCGCCGTTTGTCGGCTGGGCAAGCGTGGCCCCCGGTTTGGACCGGCGGGCCGTGGCCGCATGTACAAGTGGGAAGTCAGCCTACCGGCCCCCGGCCGGTGTCCGATGTTCGGATTTCCCAGGAAATTACCGCGGCCGCTGGGCCCGAACGACGGCGGCCCGGACCGCCACCTCGTCCGGCTCGGTCAGCCGGGCCCGCCAGGCCTGCCGCTCCGCGTGCACCCGCTGGGCGTCCGCCTCGTTGGCCGCGTCCCGCAGCCCGGCGGTGGTGCCGGTGTAGGCGGGCCGGGTGACCGGGCCCACGTCGGCCAGCTCCAAGTCGTGCACCTCCCGGACGTCCACCGTCCGTCCGTCCTCGGTTTCCTCGGTCCAGGCCACCTTGCCCCGGACCCCGCCGTGGGTCCGGAAGGCAAAGCTACTCCCCGGGACGTCCCCCCGGCCCACCAGCTCCACCAGGTCCCGGCCCAGCGTGGTGTCCGGGAGGTCGATTTCATATTTCAGGCCGGTCTTGTCGTTGAACAGGCGGAGCGTGCCGTTGGAGCGCAGGCCCAGCAGGTTGTCCACCTCGTGGTTAAAGAGGCCCCGGGCGTCATCCCCCTCGGCCACCGCCGCCTTGAAGGCGCCCGGCATGATTCGTTCCACCAGGTCGTCCCATAGCCAGTATTCCGTTCCCGGGTCCCCTGCCCGGTAATAGACTGCGGCGTACCCAACCAGGACCGCCCGCGCCTCGTCCCCCTCCCCCCGCGTTTCAATCGACAGCCCGGCCGCGGCCGGGGCGGTATGTCGTATTTCCAACATTTGCTCTTTACTCCTTGATCAAGGTAGCGGCCACTTCGGCCGCGGTGGTGTTTACAAACCCCGCCAGCGCCGCCTCGGCGGCCGCCGGCAACTCGTCGCAGTTGCAGCGGTCCGCCAGGTCCTGGCAGACCGCCAGGTAGGCGCCCAGCAGCCGGTCCGCGGCTCCCGCCGGCGTGGCGCCCTCGGCCAGGTGGCCGGCGGCCCGCACCGCCTCCAGCGGCGCGGCCAGGCTGTCCACCGCTACGTCCCGGTGGACCTGCGCGAACGTGTCCAGCCACTCGCCCCAGGGCCGGCCCCGCTGCTGGCGGGCGGCCGCGGTGGCCGCCCGGACCGCGTGCACGTTCAGCCGGCGGGCCAGCCGCTCCATTTCCCGGGCCACCAGGCCCACAAAGGCGGCCCGGTCCGGCTGCTCCGGCTCCGGGTCCGGCTCCGGTTCGGCCGCCAGGTCCTCCGGATGCGGCGGCAAATTGAACCAGGCCCGGGCCTCGTCCACTGTGAACAGCGGCCGCCCCTCGGCGTCCCGGGCGGCGATCCCCTGCACCGCGATGGAGGCCAGCGTTTGGGCGTCCGCCCACAACAGCGCCAAATTCACGTTGTAATCGATCAGCCATTTCTTGCGGCCGGCCTCGGTCAGGCACTTGGTGTTGAGTTCGGCGCGGATCGCGGAGAGCCAGTAGGCCAGCGTGGTGTCGTGGTAGCTCCGCCGGTCCGCCTCCAGGCTGTTGTAAGAAATGGATTCCTTGACCCCCAGCCGGGCCGGGGACAGCAGGAACCGGCGGGCCACGTCCCGGACCTTGGCCTCGTCCAGTTCCACCAGCTGGGCCGCCTCCGGGTTGACCTGCGTGGCGTGCCATTTGAAGTTATCCCGCAGCACCAGGGTCTTGAAGGCTTCATCCGCGCCCGATTTGTCGGCGATCGCTTTTTCCACCTTTTGCCGGGCCTTCGGCGTGGCGCCGGGGGGGACCTGGAGGATCCCGCCGGCGGTCAGATTGTTCTTGAAAAACTTGCTGGTGAATTGCCGCCCGGCCA